TAGAGCCTAAGAACTTTAAGCGTTTAATTGGTAGAGGTACATTTAATGTAGGAGAAACTATACTATCTTCAGTTGTTACAAATGCTGATGGTACCGAAACAGAGTTTGACCACATTGCATATACTACAGATGTAAATCCAGTAGAGGTTATTACTAACCAACCTGAAGATGCTCAAGAATTTTTGGCATATAAGTTTACATTAAATCGTGATGCTACAACTACATCAAGTGGTCCTACCTTCAAGGGCTATCAAATCAAGTCAACTATTGCTACACCACGTGTAAGACTTATTAAGTTTCCTGTATATTGTTTTGATACAGAGACAGATAAGTACAATACACTTGTTGGTTATGAAGGCAGAGCCTTTGACCGTATTAGATTGTTAGAAGATATAGAAAAGACAGGTGATGTTATTACCTGGCAAGACCTAAGTATTGGCGAATCACAACAGGCGGTAATAGAGCAAGTTTCTTTTACTCGTATGACACCACCAGACAGACGATTTGATGGCTTTGGCGGCATCATTGAAATCACTATAAGAACGGTATAATAATATGACACCAAATGAATGGGCTGGATTAGCCGTTGCGGGAGTATCTTTAATAGGAACTCTAGCAATAACAGTAAGACACTTAGTTAAACACTATTTGTCTGAACTTCGTCCTAATGGTGGCTCAAGTTTAAAAGACAAGGTTAATCAGTTAGATGAAAAAGTAGAATTTTTAACAGAATTTGTATTACAAGCACTAAAGAAATGAGGGACAATGAGTGTAGTCAAGAAAGCCACACCTGCTGCGATTGCTGTACTGCGTCAGGCGACAGCGTTAAGACCCAACAGGAACAAAGCAAGCGATGGTCTACTACCATCTGCTGCCCACCTAAGTCAGAGTCCTAACTCAGACCACAATACTGGGTTAGCAGTTGATTTAACACACGACCCAGTAAATGGGATAGACTGCAAAGATATCTATATTAGACTACAAGATGATATTAGAGTTAAGTATTTAATATTTAAAGGTAAAATTTGGAGCAAAGAAAAAGGCGAACATACCTATAAAGGTAGTAACCAACATAATAAACATTTACATATTTCAATTAAAGAGCAATACGCTAAAGACGATTCTAACTGGTTCAGTTGGATGGGTGTACCACCTAAGAAAAAATAGGAGAAACAATGAAAGATATAATCGCTAAACTAAAAGACCCAAAGACTAAGGCTGCATTCAAGTCTTACCTTCGGGCAGTATTAGCATCGGCTGTAACAATGGGACTAGCCCTTGCTGCTGACCTTGCTCCTGAGCAAGCAATCTTAATTGGCGCATTGGCTGCACCATTGGCTAAATGGGCTGATAAGACTGAAAAAGAATACGGTATTGGCTCTAAATAAATACCCTTAATAAGGCCTACAAGGCCCCTTAGAGACAAGAAGAACCCCCTGACTAGTAGTTATACTAGAAACAGGGGGTCTTTTTTGTTTTCTAAGTAGTTCCCCTCTACCTAGCCAACTCTCTGATTGTCTGAAGAATTAATTCAGGTTTAATTAAATAACCCTTACTAGGATTAGGTTCTATATTACAGGTAATAGGATGCCCCCACAAAGTAACCGCATGACGGAGTGCGTTTATAGGAACAATAAAGGTTGCACCTTCTAATACAAATGCCCAGTATTCTGCCTTAGTTGTAGACAATCCTGATGCATACCACTCTTCGTTGTTGTGCGACCAGCATACTGTTTCTATATATAAGTTGCCAGTATTTTTCCACATAAGGTCTGTCTTTACTTCAATAGTTTTGCCACCAGTTAATAGTTCATTAACTAATGATTCGCCTTCATGACCTATTGATAAATCTAAATCAAAATCAGATAGTTTTGACATTATGCTCCAAAGGTAATGTTTCCATTGATGAGAGGTATGTCGCTGGAACATACCAAGATTTTTCATTATACTTAAACATGTCTACTTTACATTGATTGCCATATAGCCAGCCAATTGCTTTATATGGAACTCCTAACCAATCTGGTGCAGTACGTCTAGTCTTATGACGCATACCATCAGCCATTAATATATAGACAAGAGAGTCGTTGTCTCTATTTGTATATCTTAATTTTGGCTGGTCATTAAACGTATAACGAACCTCGCCAAGTCCAGGAATATCTAATTCATTTTTCCACTTATTAAAGTGAGGAACAAAAGTTGTATTACCAATCATTCGAGCAAATGCTAGTTCACTACCAGCAGCAATAGCATGTTGCCACAGTTCCCAAAGGTCTCCCTCTGAATAATTTATATTACGGGTAGGGTCACCAAGGTATGGCTTTTGCCTTTGATAGCCAACCTCTACTGCAATGGCTTCTTCTTGTGGAGTTAAAGAATACAATGTATTTATTTTAGTAAGCATTTTTAAATATAGATTCAGGAACAACAGTCTTACCTACCATGTTGTGCTTGCGTCTATATCTATCCCTTTCTTCTTTAGTAGTACCTGCCCATATTCCATGGACTAGTGTATCCATTGCATAATCAAAACATTCAACTCGTACTGGGCAAGTCTTGCATATTTTTTTAACATAATCAAGATGAGCATAGTTACCACCTTTGTCTTCAGTAAAGAATACTTCTACATCTATACCATTGCATGCTGGTGTATCACTAAATCTCATTAGCCCCCCGTAGAATAGAAACCAGTTCCTTTAAAATGTACTGGTATAGAGGACCATATACGAACCATAAGATTTCCGCAACAGGTACAAGGTAGTGGAGTAGGGTCATCTGTTTCTATAACTTTGGCACATACTTTACATTCAAAATCGTAGTAAGGCATTACATGCAATCCATTCCTATGTCATCTATTGGTGTAGATAAAGTAACTAAAGAACCACAATCAGCACACTCGCCATCTAAAAAGTAAAAGCATATCTCTCCTTGTTCAAAGGCTACTATGGCTAGAAATAGTTCTGAACCACATACACAGATATCTCCTATTGGACTACCTCTTAAGTCTATTGACTTACTGTAATCTTTTTTGTTTAGTAACTCTCTTATATCCTTAGGTTCTTCAGTCATGCTCTTCACTTTTTTCTTTAGTTTCTATAACGTCTGGCTCACTGTATGTTCGCCAGCCGCCTAGTATTTTTATTAAAGAAGCAATTGCTCTGTTAACTTTCATACGTGCACCATCAGCAGATGTATCAAGTTCTTTTGCTAAATCATTCCACTCGTAGTTGTCTACACTAAACTTGATTCTTAAAATATTTTGTTTAGCCTCTGCTAATCTGTTGAATGCTTTTTCTATATCTGACCGTAGAACTAGCCAGTTGTTGCCATCTGTTACCTCACCTGATTTACCAAACTTAAAGTTAAGGTCTTTGATTTTACTAGGTATTTCATAACTATTACCTATGATAGATGGAAGGAATGCTTCTATAACTGATGGGTCGTAGTAATATAAATCTGAAATATCATAGCCAACTTTGCGTGCTTTTTCTTGTTCACAATATTTAAGTGCTGCATTGCGTAATGACCTAGCAATTAATCTTTCTTTATCTTTGGCTGGTAACTTAGACCATTCTGTATATTTAACTGGATGTGTAAGAAACCATACCCATAATACTTGTCTTATATCTTCTGCTTCAGTAACTGGATACTTTCTATAATATTCAGACGCAAGAGTAGAAACAAGTAATTCATATTCATCTACCCATGCATCTTTTTTCAATTTATTAACAACTTACACAATAATTATTTGCTCTTAAATTTACACGATACACATAAAATTCTCTAGAACATCTATAACAAGATACTTTAATTACATCTGAAGGTTTGCCTTCTGTAAAGTAAAATGGGTTTCTAATCTTTAACACTATTCTATGCCTTCCCATTGTCCTCTTTGTACCAATAGTCCTATTATAGCATAGTTAGCCAGGTCTATGAGGGTATCCTCAATAGATTCATAGTTCGGCGTGCCGCCCTTATCAGCCATGTTATTTAGACGGGCTAGTTTGTCATACATCCTAACACGCAGCCCATTCATTGCCCCGCCAGGAGCGAGGGCAATATTTAACGGACCATAATCTTCCTGCTTCTTCATCATGATACTACGCAATTCATTAAGAATTGTATCTACATCACTTGGGTTCTTCACTTAATATCTCCTTCATACTAGAATCAAATTGTTCCATTGCTGATGCTATTTGTATTTCATCAGTAAACTGTTGACCTTCTCCTATGCTACTTGCATATATAACTGTGGCTAATAGTGTAAGCATTTTCATAGCACTATCTGGGTCATCTCCTATAGTTACATATATATCTCTTAGTGCATTAAGTATATCTAATCCTTGTCCATCAGATATTTGTAAGCCAACTAATCTTTTATTTTCTCCTATAAAATCCCATAACTGTTTATCATTTTCCCAAACATTTTCTAATTCGCTCATCTATCCACTCCTTTCCTTCTTGAACTATGATGCTATTAACATCATGTCCTTCTGGCATTTGCATTAGATTAACGTTAGGTAGTTCTCTACTTAGTTTCTTACCAAACTCTAAGCCAGCATTGTCTCCATCTGCTAAAACAATTACTGTTTCAAAGTCATCTAGTATTTTACTATAATAAGGTTTCCAATTGTTAACTCCAGGTATACCTATAGATGAGTGTTTTGTTTTGGCTTCTAAGATTATTGTATCTAACTCGCCCTCAGTTACACATATATAATTGCCAGCAGTTAATACTGTTTGTGCATTAAACATTGTAGTTTTAGCCCCAGGTATACCCATATACTTGGGTTCATCTGGATTATTGTTAAGAATTCTGAATCTGATATCCACCACACCTGATGGTGTGATGTATGGGATTGCTAGTCTGCCTTTATAACTCTCGTGTCCTGGAAGAGCGTCCTTCACTATCCCTAAGTGAAACTTTTTCGCTTCGTCTACCGAGAGATGACGGCTTAAAAGGTACTCCTCCGCTAGATGAATGTGTTGAGCGTATTGTTCTGTTGCCTGCAAGAGAAATGCTCTCTGCGAATTTGATAGCCTCACTGTAATTACCTCCTTGTTTATATATAATTAAATCATACACATCACCTTGTGCTTCACAACCAAAACATTTAAATCTTTTATCTTCAAAATTAAGTGCTGCTGATGCGTGCTTATCACCATGAAAAGGACAACGCATTTTGCGCCAACCATGCCCCTCCGCTGGCAGGGTGGCGCCTATGTAACTTAGATAGGCAACGATATCATGTTTGTCCATTAATCTTCCTAATTAATTCTATCCATACTTTTGCTGGCATTGTTGCGTACCATTCTCCTACATCTCCTTTGCCTCTGCGTTTGTGTAGTACTGTGCCTGTCCATGCTTTGTCATTCTTCATTTCTATTTCTAATTCTTTTATCCACGTAGATAAATCTAAACGATAGTGGTCTTTAACTTCTATTGTTACTCCGTTAACACCACTGATGTCTCCCTTGTCTAGTTGGGCACCTGCTATTCGCCTGTCAGCATAAGGAAAACCATTGATTTTAAGCCACTTTACGACATCTGCCTCGGCTCTACTGCCCTTAGCCTTGGCTGGATTACTCATGGTAATTCCTGTTGTGCGGTGTATCTAATCATGACATCATTTAGATGCATAGATTCTGGATTGAATGATAATGTAACATAGTTATTACCTGTCTGGTCTGCCTTACCATAACGATTTTTAACTGGGGCTACACACAAGAAGTTGTCATCTCCTTGTTTCATTTGTCCAATAGTTAATACCATTGCTGGTATCTGATTAACTAA